CGATCCGTTCAGGTGTACCAAAGCTGATTTGTAGCCCATTATTTTTTGACTTTGTAATAATCTCTTTCTTGCGAATAAAGTTAATAGCATCGGTCTGAACCTGGCTTAAATCTTTTTTGAATGCTTTGAATTCTGCGATTAGTTTTTCATTAGGATTTATAAGTTCGGCCTTACACCCAAAACAACGTCTAGCCACAAGATCGTTTTTTTCACCGCAATTTGGGCATTCTTTATATGACCAATAATGGTCACAACGCTTAAATTCGTTTTTACCCAAAGGCTCGATGTGACTACATCTTCTGGCGTAATGTGCTGGGAATGGTTGTCCTTCGTACTCAACTCTTTCATTAGTAAGATCGGTGAAATAGCCAAAATCATCAACGCCATAGCCATCAGGGTTTGGTCTAAGAACAACATCATTCACGTTGCTGCAATCTGGGCAAATAATCTGATGCTTAACAGATGCTTTTTCGCCAAATGCCTGAATATCTGGCTCGAATATCGTTCCTGATTTTTCCGCAAACCTTGCCACGTTTCCTGCATAATCCCAAAGATAGGCTTTTTCTTTTCCACCATATAGGCGTATTGCGCGGCCTGCCATCTGGATTAGCAGCCGTGCGCTTTCTGTAGGTCTTAAAATTGCCACAGCGTTTGTATGCGGCGCATTAAATCCGCGTGTCGTGATAATAATTGACACAAGATATTTAATCTTTTTAGCCTTGTAATCTGCAATGATTTGCTCGCGTTCGGCCTTTGCTGTTTTTCCTGTTAAGAATGCGCTGTTATATGCTGGCAGGCTTGCCATGATTTCATAACCATGATCAATAGTTGAAGCAAATATAAGCACGCCTTTGGCATTAATTCCGTTACTTCTGCGAACAATATCCGCCACAATATCGGCAGTCTTTCGACCTTGACCCACAAAGGCTTCATCTAGTGATTCTTTTGTGAAGCTGCCACCACGCATTTTTAGATTTGAATCATCATAAGCAATTGACGTGTCAGGGCATTCTAAAGGCGTTAAATAACCTTGCTCAATGAGTGATAGTGTGGTGACGCGATATAGCAGCTTTTTGTAATACGGATCTACAGCGTTATCTTGCTTTTGGTTATTTTCGTCAATCTCATAAATATAACCTTTTCCAATAACAAAGCACGTTCCAGACAAGCCAATAACGCGCAAGTTTGGATTGCCTTTGCGCATATCTGAAATAATCTTTTTAATGGTTGGCGTGGTGCAATCCGCTTCATCAATAATCACAGTTGAGAATCTATCTCCATGTTCTTCTGCAACCTTATCAAATGTGCGCTCACTGGCAAAAATTACTGGATTTCGTAATGACTTGCCAATTGACGCGCTGTAATAAGATGCTTCACCACCAAATGCCACGTACTCCTTAAAGTTTTGCTCGATTAGCTCCTTGTTTGGCGCAATCACAAGAATCTTTTTCTGTGGTGCCATGCTCAAAATGATTTCGGCCAGCTTGGCAATAATTACGGTTTTTCCCGCACCAACAGATAAATCTAATAGGCATGGCTCACTATTCTTTTTAATCCACTGGATTGTGCGGTTTACAGCTTCCTCTTGGTATGGTCTTAGGGTTTTGATCATCACACACCCCCCAAAATATGTGCAATAACATCAATTGTCCATCCATTGCCAATTTGCCGATACCGCTGTGTACTACTAACACAGTCCGTCCAATTACCTGGGAGTGTTTGAAGTCGCTCACACTCTAGCGGGGTGAGTTTTCTAAAATTTGTAAATGTCGAATCTTCAAATACTAACTGCCTTCTGCTTTTATTAAAATACTGGTCCAGGTTGCCGCCTTTATGATAATTGGCATCAATGCAATATGATTTGTCGCGATCTACATGGCCGCATTCAATGATGTCTTTTAGTAAAACCCCCTTATCATCAGGCTGCGTAACTTCAAAATTAGTCCAGTACATGCGTAATCTGTTTTGAGCTGAAACGAGAGCTGAGTTTATGTAAGTTCCGCCAAATTCAACAACTTCACCAGTATTTTTGTTTAAGAATTTCATTTAAAGTGCCTTTCATATATGTTTTTGATATGACCAAGAAATACATCTTTTGTCATGGTGTTTTTTAAAAAGTTACATCTAGAGCAACTTGGCACACAATTGCTTTCTATATAACCAATACTACTATCTACTCGATCTATACCGTTGCCCCTGCTTTTATCGTTGAAATCTGTGCTATACATTCCACAATAAAAGCATTCTTTGCTAGTTATCTCTTTAAAGAAATCATGGGTTAGCTCAAACTTATGACCTCTTTTTTCTGCGTTGTTTCTATACTCACAAAACCTACTAGATCCATGTTTGTATTGGCCATTATTCTCGCCACTCATTCTTTTGTTTGCACAGTTAGAGCAAAAGGTTTCTCCAGTCTTTTGGTATTGACTGTTTTTTCGTGTGAATATGGTGTAATACTTAACAGTATTGATGTTTCCACAACCGTCACAAGAATAACTAATTGGTATGTTTGTATGTGGTTGTGCATCCTCTATTCTAACTTGTATCTTTGTACCTTTCTTTACTACCTTTCTTCCTTTTTTGTCTATGTAGTGTGGTATTACATAGCCTTTAGCTTCGTAAAATGGCTTGTTCCTGCATGACGCATGAACGGTTATAAACTTATCTAAAATCAATTTTGCTTCCCCATTGTTGCATTACTTGGTAATAATACAGCAATTTCCTTTATTAATCAATCCTAACCCATTCGTTATTATTGTGCATAGCCATAAATACAGCTTCTGTAATCATGTCTATGTATTCCTTTTTCATGCGTACATTTTCAAGAATAAATTTCGCGTTTGGATTGTGTTTAAAAACATGCTCAAGTATTAAGATAAATTCCCAAAACAAATACGACTGACTTAAAAACTCAGCACCATTCTCTCTTGCTTGTATGTATTCCTCTTTACTTTTAACCAATACAACTTCGCCGTTTATTATTGCCTTTGTAGCTCCCTGTTTGCCAGCCATAGAAAAGCCAGTACAAGGGCTTCCTGCACCAACCAAATCAATAGACGACCAATCAATATCCCATTCTCGCCACTTAGTGACATCACCTAAAGCAATATCATTTGGATAATGATGCTCTGTGACTTTATTTGCGAACTTATCAATTTCAGAATAATAGCAAACATCAACATTAATCCCTGCTTTGTCACAAGCTAAGTGCAATCCACTAATGCCGTTAAATAGGCTTAAAATTTTCATAAATAATCCTTGTCATTGGTTGTCAAAATAAACGTGGCAAGCGTTGACAATTCGCCTTTCGGATGCCTCCTAGCCACAAAACAATAATAACAATAGTTGTTTTAAAAAGATAATCAGTATTTTTTATATGTGGTATGGAGCGCCTAGTAGGAATCGAACCCACCTATAAGTCACTAGAATTGACTTGCCTAATCCAATCGGCCATAGACGCTTAAATTGGCGGAAAGCAGTGTAATCGAAACACATACCAAAAAGATACTCATTGTTTAGCAAACAAGCCTAGCTCCTCGCTAGTTTACTTTCCTTGGCTGCTACAACTGGACTCGAACCAGTAACCAACAGATTAACAGTCTGCTGCACTACCATTGTGCTACATAGCAATTATTACCACCAATTATGGCTTGGTGGTGTGCCATGTGGAAATATTACCAATAAGCCTATATAAATACAAATCAGTATTTCTTATATCACTTGTTCCGCACTTCGTAACTTATGGAGTTTCTCAATTCACCAGTATCAATCAACGGCTTACTACTACCTTTCGCCTTAATCGTTTTTTCTGACAATGCCTTAAAGTTTCCAGTGATGAAATAATCTTTCACGTCATTCGTTGCAACAATGCCTATTTTTTCGTAAACAATTTTCGGGTCTGTGCCATTGGCTAGAGCGTTTTTTAAACCTAGCGCAAGTAGGTCACTATATCGCTGTGCATTTGCAATCAGTGGCGGTCTTAGCGGATCACGTTGTGGAATACCGCGTGATGGTGCGCCAAGTACGTGCAGTGCAAGGAGTGTAGCCATATTAATACCACCCTCATGCATTCCGTTTTTGGATGCAGGCACACCGATGTAAACTTTAGGCTTACCGATTTCCTTGAATCGCTCAAGAAAGCCTTTTAGTCCGCCGTTATGTTCTGTTCGGATAATCATATAACCATTCCAGTAGGTGATACCAACGCACGCAAGTCAAAATAACGTCTTCCATAAATCGAAAGCGCATACTCACCCGCATTGGCGTAATTTGTCGCACCTTGATCCGAATAACCAATTGAAAGCTTGCCAACAGATTTCGATGTGGCAGTTAATGGAATACTCTCGATTGGGTTGCCATTTGCCCCACCTGTCCTAGACCATATAATATGCGCCATTAGAGCCATGAATCCCTCATCATATAGGTTAGTCCATATATTCGATTTAACGCGGTTAGACGCGAAATCATAAGCCATATCGATGATGTTTGTCGGCTTGTCTGCAAACTGCGGATACCAAGTCTTAAACTTAGCTATCATTTCTTCTTTTGTCATAATAAAAAACCCATCGTGGTGATGGGTTTAGTTTAGCATTTATTTGCTATTTAATAAGCTTGTGTTGAAGTTGTCCCCATACTTTTGAGTAACTTCATCAAGACTGTAAAGCGATGTTCTAAAGCAGCTTATAACCTCTAAAGACTTATCTCGAATCGAAAAATAGTCGTCCAGTGTAATGCCATCATTACTTATTCGATAAAGAAAAAGCTCTTTGAATGGCAACCCGTTACAATCGCAACATCGAAGAGCAACGATTTCACCCATACCCACCTCACAAATCAATATTTAAATGTTTTCACAATGGTTCGACGCGCATCACTTAGGGCGTTTGCGTAATGAGTTGCGCCAGTCGCCTGTGTAGTTGAAATCAGGTGACACCTTATAGCTGAAATCGATCCCACTTGAAAAATCAACAACCCAATCAGCCATAGATTGATCTCGGCTAGGGGTTAAACTGTGCCAAAAACCTTTGCCATTTTTATCCATCGCCCACCAATTAGCCCACTCAGGAGCTTGACTCCAATCAGGTTGCCATTCTTCTACATTAAGTTCCTTACTATCAATATTTAAACTTTTGTCGCATGTCTCTTTGTTTTCTCGCTTATCAGCTTCGGCTTGCATTGCGTCTGCGTATTGCCAAGCACAAGAAATAATATCATCGCTATGATATCCACTTCTTAGTAGCTCAACTGCCCACTCATGCGCCATTTCTAATTTAGTTTTCATCCCAACCTCACAATCACCATTCTATATTCAAACCATAATCAACAAATTGAAGCTCTTGATAATATAGCGACACCTTAAAGCCATTTTCCTCAAGTTTTTTAATTACTTTTTCGGAAATATCCGTCTTAGCGCTATTAGAATACAACCAGTCGCAATACGGTTTATCCTTAATAACAACGCTTCTTTGTTTCAGGTTTGCGCTAGACTCTATCTTTTTGCTTATAAAATCTGTGTAAGTCTCTAAAAGACAACCCGATAACTCTCTAGCTTTTTCTGCTGAAATCATACCCACCTCACAAATAGTTATGTAAATTTTCTTTAGTGGTACAAGCAAAATTCACTTTCTGAAAATGCTCAATTGGTGCGCTCATATTCTTAGCATCAATATAAGCCTGCTTTTCACATGCTGCGATAGTGTTGTATTTTTGCTCTTTCATGTGAATCATAGTGCTGCCATCTGTAAGCGTCATGATACAGAACATAATAATTTTCATACCGTGTAAACCCTCAAACATTTTATAAACTAATCCATCGCTTAACTGCTAATGTTGCTTCTGCTAAAGAAGTTGTTTTCTTGTTAATTTTATCTCGATGATAAATCTTAAAAACCCCGATCTTATCAAAACAAACCTCAACAATTCCAAAATCAAAATAACCTTTACCACGCTCCATTTCCGACAAAATCTTTCTAATTTCATCGTAAGTAAGTCTTTTCATTTTTCACTTCTCCTATAAAGTAAAACAAATATAGCAACCAATTTTTATTATGACTAATGAATATTTTTTATGAATCAAATAAAAACCGCCTAAATT